AAACTAGCACCCCACGTAACTCTACCTATATCAAGAGTAGAATTGTTTTTGCCTGTAAAAAGTTCTTTAGTAAGTTGTTTCATTTATGTCTCCTATTATACAACATACTATTTATTTTGTCAAGCAATATTTGGTACCCTCAGAGAGAATCGAACTCCCATTCTGGCGTTAGAAGCACCATGTCCTATCCGTTGAACGATAAGGGCATTATTGGTGGGCCTAGTAGGGCACGATCCTACAACCTAAGAATTATGAGTTCTCCGCTCTACCGATTGAGCTATAGGCCCTAAAACATCAGATTATGAAATACATCATAATACTAAATATATTTATTTGGAGTATTATATGTCATTTTGTATATGTTGTCAAGCACCTTTGAGTGGAAGACAGACAAAATTTTGTTCAAACAAATGTAAACAAAAATACACAAACATAAAATACCAAAATTATCAATCTCAAAAAGAAAAGGGATTCTTGAGAAAGATACAATTAATGGAAAGTAAAGGTGGTAAATGTGAAATCTGCGGTTATGATAAAAATTATGCCGCATTATGTTTTCATCACATCAATCCAAATGAAAAAGAATTACCTTTAACTGTTAGACAAATATCTAATCATAACATTAAAAAACTCCAAGAAGAAATTAAAAAATGTATGTTACTTTGTCACAACTGTCATATGGAATTACACCATCCATCATACAACAAATAATTTGGAGCGGAATAAGAGATTCGAACTCTTACCTTCGGTTTGGAAGACCAACGTGCTAGACCATTGAACACCAATTCCGCTTTAACTGGCTTCGGGACATGGATTCGAACCACGATTAGTTGAGTCAAAGTCAACTGTCCTACCTTTAGACGATCCCGAAATAAACTTTAAATCCACCTCATATCTACTTGTTTTGTTTCAATATCTTTACCAAAGAAATACTTCTTATTAATATAAAGAATAGACAACAATCTTTCTGTTAAAAAAGCAGGTAACCTTTTCTGATAAGGATCTGTTTTTATTGTTTCGTTTATGTATTGTATCATTTGTTGGTCATAAATGTCAAATAATATTTCAAACAAAACTGTGCAAACTTTGTCGAATAGATCTTTATGACAGAACAACATGTTATAAGGATACATCGTAAATACGTGGTGCAAACTGTGTACCTGATCATGAGTTAATTTAGTTTCCTCCCTTAAAGAATATTCATACAACCTATCAATACCATAGGAACCGTGATATTGTAAATACTGATCCATCACACTTGTCCAAGGTTGTGGTTGGGGCATATAAATGGTCTTATCGTTAAATGGAACGACTGCCATTACATTAGGTTCTTCCCAGAATCTCCTGTACTGTGCCATTGCAGGCCATTCAGCATCAGAATTCTTCCATACCCAATACATTCCTGTTAGATCACCGAAATGTTCGTTTAGATGACTAATATTCTCTCCATCATCATCTAGAATATAACCAGCATTTTTTAATGTTTGTTTTCTGTCTTCATCAAGAGAAGATCCACCCAACATTATATTTTGTTGATTAAAAATGTGTTGGTGTTTCTTGGGATACAAATCACCAAAACAACATACGTAACTAGTCAATTGAGTCATATATCACCTAAAAATGGTGCGGATGGTCGGACTTGAACCGACAAGCCTTTCGGCGGTGAATTTTAAGTCCACTACGTTTACCAATTTCATCACACCCGCATTAACTTATGTAGAGTATTATACACCAACACCCATACTTTGTCAACTAAAATTTGGTAGGGGTAGTCAGACTCGAACTGACACGCACAAGGCACTGGCTTCTAAGACCAGCGTGGCTACCAATTACACCATACCCCCATAATTTGGAGCTCCTAACAGGTAACGATCCTGTGTTTATGTCTTACCAAGACATTGTAATACCTTTATACTATAGGAGCACTAAATCAAATCTTTATATCTATCTGCACAATGTGAAGCAGCCCAACTGTTCGGTTTAATCATTGGAGAAATACCACACACACCTTTAATATATCCTACTGCTTGTTGAACAACACAAGATGATCCATATCTTAAATCTGGATTCAAGTCTAAATGAACTTCTACATAACGATCTTCAAGAACATCTTTAAGAGCTTCAAAGATTTCAGCAACAGAGTATACTTCATTCATTAAACGCATTGCTGGTTTGTTTTTCTTTTGGTCGTAATCTCTTTCTCTTTTTACGCCACCAAAAACTTTACAACCATGTTCACCGTCAATATGAACTACAACTGCTGTAATGTAATCCGCATACCATTCACCATTTATCTTGTTTCTTTCTGAATCTGCACCAAGATAAACTTTGGTTTCTGGACTTTGAGCCTTAATATATTCTTTTACTTCATCAATGTCTAACTCCTTTAAGATCATAAATCACCTGTATTGTTAAAATTGGCACCCCACCGAGGATTCGAACCCCGACTGCATGGTTTTGGAGACCAGCCGACTACCATTATCTTAGTGAGATACATTTGTGGAATATGTCGGATTCGAACCGACCTGATATCCTGATTGCAAAACAGGTGGCCACCCCTAGCAGCCCCATACCCCATAATTGGTCTGTGTGGTAGGATTCGAACCTACGGCCTCTCAGTTCCAAACCGAGTCGTCTGACCAAACTGACATACACACAGATAAACTGGCGGTTCTAAGGGGGAACGATCCCCTACTTATGCTTTGACAGAGCATCGTGCAGACCTCTACACTATAGAACCATAAACTTTTGGTGGTTGTAACAAGAATCGAACTTGTGATAAGAGGATATGAATCTCCTGTTATACCACTTAACTATACAACCTAAATTTGGTGCTCCTACGTGGTATCGATCCACGGTTTCGCAATTATCAGTTGCGTGTTCTACCTTTGAACTATAGAAGCAAAATTGGTAGGAGTACAAGGAATCGAACCTTGGTGGACTGGTTAAAAGCCAGTTATTCTGCCATTGAATTACACTCCCTCAATTGGTGCGTAAGGTAGGAATCGAACCTACTCAGCCTGAGGCGTTTGATTTACAGTCAAGTGTGACTCTCCAACTTCACCGCTTACGCATTATTCTTTATAATGTACTTTTCTATGACAATTTGCACATAGAACTTTACATTTTGATATCTCTTCTATTATCTTGTTTTTACTACAAGTTAAATGTACCATTTGAGATATACCATATTCTTTTTCGTTTGGATTTTCGTGATGGAAATCCAAAGTTGCTGGATGATTTTCTCCACACTCTTCACATTTGAGTGTTAGTTTATAATCAGCAAACCATTCTTTAAAAGACGATCTTCTCGTAGCAAATCTTTCTAGGTACTTGTCTTTATTATTTCTATAATGATTGTCTTTCATTATTTTTTGACAATCTTTGCAATTACTACTCAATTTACCTAAAGACTTATTTTTAAAACTAAATTCACTTTCGTTTTTTTCTATTTTACATTTAGTACAGATTTTCATTTTAACTCCTCCTGTACTATTTAGTCTTTCAATCTTTATTATTGATTGAAATCTATTATTTGGTACACCCAACGGGACTCGAACCCGTGATTCCAGATTGAAAGTCTAGCGAGATAACCAACTTCTCCATAGGTGCATCGTTTAACTTATGTTGTGCATTATACACTATTTTTGTACTTTGTCAAGCACTTTTTTATTTGGAGGTTGCGGTGAGATTCAAACTCACGTAAAACGATTTTGCAGATCGTTACCTAAATCACTCGGTCACGCAACCATAAATGGCGGAAGATTGAGGTCTCGATCCCCATACCCTTGCAGGTACAATTTGTTTAGCAAACAGTTCCGATTCCCAATCGGTTAATCTTCCAGAATTTGGCGGAGGGATAGCAGAATCGAACTCTTGGCCGTTAGGCTCCAGCTACTTTCAAGGCAGCGGTGACATCCCAGGTCACACAACCCTCCATAAATGGCACCCTCGGAGAGATTCAAACTCCCAATAAATCGTCCGTAGCGATTCGTGATATTCATTTCACTACAAGGGCATTAAAACCATTTAGAAACACACTATGCCACGCTATGAACCTGGACTCTTAGTAATGTGTTTTTAAATGGTAGGTCTTAACGGTAACGCTCCGCTGACTTCAACTTGTAAGGATGATGTTTTACTATTAAACTAAAGACCCAAAATTTGGTGCCTCCAAGTGGTAATGATCCACTCTCTAAGGATTTTCAGTCCTTCGCTAATCCATCTCAGCTACAGAGGCAAATGGGTGACCAACGGGTATCGATCCCGTGTCTACTCTTTCACAGAGAGTGGTTCTACCATTGAACTATGGTCACCATTGTTATCGTTCCATTTTTTTAAAGAGCATTAAAAACAAAAACCCAGAATCTTTCGAGTTCTGGGTTTGTATGTTTAAAATTTGATTTACTATTTTTAACTTCTACAAACCCACTTCGTATGTTCCGAATCGCACACAAAAATTTGGCGATAACCGGCCGTCCAATTACTTGGCATTGATTTGGTTGTCGGTAAGAGTTTAAATATAGTGTTCATATTTTTATTTATACAAGTTTTTTCTCGAATTTTGTGTATTATACAAGTTTTTTTACTTTTTGTCAAGTTTTTTATTTTTTTAGTACATATTTTTTATATGCATCTATCCAATTTGTTGAAATTTCACGTTGTGCTTGATCTAAAGTCAGAGTTCCATCACACACAAGATTATGCAATTTAACCTCTAATCTGTCCTTCATACGAGCGTTCCAAGGTTGCCCTTCATATGGTTGGGGCCAAAGATTGGTAATGTCGTTAGCACCACCAACATAGATTGGAATTAAGTGGTCTACTTCACACCCTTCTTCACCAGAACAATATCCCTTATAAGGTTCTACACCATATTCTCTATACACTCTTGTCTTGAGTGCTGATGAAACGTTTCTATATTTACCAGTTTTAAAATCTTCAGCACAAATAACCTTTTCAGTTAGGTGTGGATCTGCTTTGCCTGGTGTTAGCACTTTGTCAGGTAAATCTCCAGCATTAAGAGAAGTGGATAAAAATAACATTAAAAAAAGTTCTTTCATTTTTTCTTTTCCTCATCTTTCTTCTTTCCGAAGATTCTTTCCCAGTTGTCATCAAATTTCTTTTTGTCAGTGGGTCTTTGTTTAGACCCCTTTCCACCATGCCACTGACTCATATTTTATACAACTTTTGTTTCAAAGTCAGCAGCAGAAGCAAGAACGGGAAGTGTAGATTGTGACACTTTCGCATCTGGCCATCTGTAACCAACAACATTTGCAGTAGTGAATTTCTTTACACTCACTGAGTCAGATTGATTACCACCAAGAACATACAGATTTCCATCTTTATCCTTACCAACAACAAATCCAACATGTCCACCACCCTTTCTAGAAAATACAACAATACTTCCTAGAGTTGGAGCATTTTGTTTTGTTCCGAAATTGAGATATGATTTTGCAAGACCACTTCTGGTTGAAGTAATACCAACATTTTCTAATACTGCACCAACAAACGCAGCACACCAAGGCACATCATCGTTACTGATTCCAGAAAGACGAATTATTTTCCAAAAATTAACAACCGTTGGACTACTCTTTGGTCCTGCGACTTCTTTTAGACCAACATATTTTTCAGCTTCAATTAACCATCTTGGTTCAGACATATTTTTCTTCCTCTACCTTAAATATTTTTCTTCCATAAGAAAATCCGTCTGGAAGTTTATCGTTTATTTTTATCAATTTACTAATCTTATATATTTCAGAATATATCCATATTTTTTTGGATCTTTCAATCTCGCCTTTTTTAACTTTTTCCCAATAATCAATGGTTATTTTTTTTACAGTGGCCAGATTCAGCATTCCTTTTCCCTTGGACCTTTCCTCCAAGAACAGCAACTTTTTTCCTTTCATCTGGATTTGCAAAAGAACCTTTACCTGTTTTTATTGTGGCACACCCACCTTTTCTACCATTAGAAACAACATCGGATGATTTCTGTATTTTTTGAATATGACCAGATTCAGCATTCCTTTTCCCTTGGACTTTACCACCCAATGAGGAATATATTTTCATTGCTTCATCAGTTTGTCCATTTAGTAGATAATATGCACCTAAATCTTCTTTCTTACCATATTTTTCATATAGTTCTTTATGTGCAAAAGCATGATCCTCCCTACTCAATTCTGTCAAATTTGATGGATCATCAGAACCACCCATATGTTTAGGTATTATGTGGTGTTTATGTTTCATTTTTCTGCTTCAGCATGTAAAACTAATATTTATAATTTTACAACTTCAACACCACATTTTCTTAGAAAAATAATACCATCATTGCATCTATACTCTTCCGAATAAAATATATTCTTGATTCCTGCAACATATATCCCTTTTGCACATTGAATACAGGGCGAATGTGTAATAAACATTGTAGAATCTATACCAGATTCATTACTTTTTGCCAATTTCCCTAAACAATTCATTTCTGCATGGATTACTTCATCTTTGGTTTTTAACCTACTATATCCACCTTTGTTTAAATCCTTACTCCAAGCAGGATCATTTTCAATATCTCTAGAATCAAAGGTATGATGTTCAACTTCACATTCATTAGTCCAACCAGATGGCATACCATTATAACCAATAGATATAATTCTATCATCTTTCACAATGATTGCACCGACTTGTAACCTCTTTGCAGTAGAGAGTTGAGCAAAACGGTGTGCCACATCCATATAAGCATTAACAAATTTTTGTTTCATATCAAATAATAAGAATAATAAATGCTACAACAAGACCAATGGTTACAAAAAACTTCTTGTTATTTGGGATTTCCCAACCTTTAGTTGGTTCAATCATTTCCACAGTCGGTTCATCTACTTTCTTACGATTCTTGTTTGTTTTCTTCAATGCCATTATTTTATATGCTCCATATTATCTTTACGCATCCAATGAATTGGTGTTGTTTTCATTGGAAACTCTTCTGGGTTTGATTTTGAAACAGGAATATATTCAACACCATCAATGAATTTTTTAGCCCAATGAGAATATGTGTAGTACACATCTGTTAAATTCCCAAGTGGTCTTAGTTTTTTCAAGACAGGTCTATCCGTTGTTTTCTTTTTATATTGTTTCATTGTCTTATTCCTATTGGTAGGGGGAAATGATTCCCCCTAAATTATATATCAATCATTCAAAATGATATGCCATTTCATTACCGATAGGAATTTTTCTGGGTTTCTTTTCTTCTGGTACAATATTCTGAAGGTCAATTTTCAGAACACCATTAACTATGTCAGCAGATTTCACAACTACAGTATCAGATAATGTAAATGAATGACTAAAATCACGAGTTGATAAACCACGATGTAAAAATACAACATCTGAGGTGTATGCAGATTTGATTTCACCATTGACAGTTAGTTGGTTGTTCTTAGTTTCAATAACAATTTCATTCTTATCAAATCCTGCAACAGCAATTTGGATCTGATAATTATCATCATCAAATTTGACAATATTGTATGGGGGGTATGTTTGTGGTTTCTTTTGTTCAAACAGTTCTTCAAACTCATTAAGAGTTGTTAGAAGACGATCAAAACCAACAGTAGATGGAAGTAGTGACTTACCGTATGCATATGTCATATTGTTTCTCCTTAAAAGCGAGTTAATAAAATAGAGTGGACCCCGAAGGCATCCACTTCTATTTATACAATATAACACATTATTTTGTTATTGTCAAGAAGTTTTTTTCTTTCCAATGTTATATTTTGCAATCAACTCCCATTCATGTTTTTCCTTATGAGAGATGATTTTGATTTGTGATAGGAAAATTGGTGGTGGATTTTCTACTTGTTCTTTATTAACAACAGTAACCAATCCCCAATCTTCTAATAACTTTGCAATTGCATTTCTACGTGAAAGATCATTTTCTGATAAATCTGTTGGTTTACCATCAAGGGCAAACAACTCTTTAAAATGAATGAGTGCGTATTTTCCTTTTTTATGAAGGATATGGCAAGATTGATAAAGAATTTTATCTTTTTTGGATGCTACACCAATACGGGTCAGTGTTTCTCTGACTTTGAGAAAATCATCTTCTTCCGTCAATTTAATTTCTACACCAAGTCCATTAAAAATATCACTTTCTATTTTATTCATATCTTTTCCTCAAGTTATCCATCCAAGATAACATTTGTAAATTTTCCATAGAAGCACAATAATCCTCTGATATGTTTTTATTAAAACAATCAGAAACACTCATTATATGGTCTAGTTGATACCCATTATCAACTCCACACAGTGTTCTAGGATAGTTATTAGGGTTTATTTCGTTTTTATATAAGGCATATGTTTTTTCGGTTAAATACCTAACTTTATGTTTATATAACTTATATTTATCTGTTTCTTTTTTTCTCTTTATATTATATTTCCTTAACCATGTATAAAGAGATGTTTTTCCCCTAATATTTAATACATTACAAATTTCATCATTACTATAACCATTATCTATTAATTTTCTTAAAATAATTTCATCTATATCATATTTTCTATTATTTCCCCCTCCTTGGGGTCTTAATTCTAATCCAAAATGTTTTATCCATTTATTGATGCGTTTCTTAGTACATCCATAATAATTGGATAATTGCAATTGTGTATTATTTTTATACAGTTCAATAAATTCATTTTTATCTGGGAATTGATTGTAACCTATGATATTGACCATATCTTTATTAATTGTGGATAAATGATACTTTTATTTATAAAAATATGTTATTATAAAGAATTATTGTTTCACTCCACCTTTATCCGTTTTTCTTCTTATCTCATTGATTTGTTCATGAGTAAGAATACGAAGAGCATCCTTTGCTTTCTGGTTGGAATAGCCAAAATATACTTTCACGCACTCTATGTCTTTATCAACCTCAGATTTTTGCCATTTCTTGAATGAACGTTTCATTGGTCTAATATAATGAAGAAGATATGAATATTGCATATCTTTATCTAAACCAGACAACATATTGATTTCATTCACATAAGGAATACAATCAATATGATAGGACAGAGCACGATTAACAATGAACGGATTATAGTCATTATAATCCAGTTCATCACGGAACACACTTTTCTTAGTTTGTAGTATAGAAGGTACAATCTCCTTAAATAGATCAGGCATTATTTGAACTCCAAGTCAGACATAAGTTCAACAATACATGCCAGAAGGTTAATTTCATGATCAGCAACAAAAGCAGCATTAAACTGATATTTACCAATAGTAATTACCAACTGTGGGACAGAAGATGGTTTCAATTGATCATATAGACCATCAAAGACCTTCCTCAAGAGTACAGAAGGATCATTGTCAAGATTATTAACAACCCACTTACGTGCTGAACTGAAATCACGTGTGTGAATGCAGTTTACAAGTTCTGTGATCTGTATATCACCGATATTACTTAGAATACCACTATCAATGACCCCAGAGACAGAATACCTCTGTAACTCGTTTAGAATGCGTCTATTGTCAGGGAAATGTTTAGTGATAACAGCAGCTACCACATCCTTACTATATTCCACATTCTCGTGTTGGAGAATACCCTCAACACGTTTGAAGAACTGTGCAGCCATCTTTGGTTTGCAACCATTGAGTTTGAAATCAATGACAGTACAACGAGAATGGAGTGGATCAATAATACGGTTCTTATAGTTACAAGTGAAAATAAAAGAACAGTTAGAAGCAAACTCTTCAATAGCACCACGAAGTGCAGGTTGTGTTGAGTTTGGGTTTAGATAATCTGCCTCGTCAATGATAATGACTTTACGTCCACCAGTAAGAGACATAGAAGATGCATAGTTCTTAATCTTGTTACGAAGAACATCAATACCAGATTCATCAGATCCATTGATCATCATGAAATCACAACCAACTTCATTACAAAGTGCTTTTGCTACAGTTGTCTTACCAACACCAGCAGTACCAGAAAGAAGGAGGTTTGGGATTTCACCTTTGGTAACGATATCTTGAAAAAGGGTTTTTAAACTATCAGGAAGGATACAATCTGCGATTTTGGTAGGACGATACTTTTCTACCCATAACATATGCTCAGTCATTCAATACTCCATAATAAAAAAGATGCCCCC